ATCTATGATAACCACAGCGTAAATCAAGTAACTATATGATTGTTGTTCATGTCCAGTGATTGTAGACATGATATAATAGGGAATGTCCTTATGATTCTTATTTTTGTTTAGTTTACATGCGTTGTTGTACCATTCGCTAATTATACAATTACCGAAATAATTCCACCCGGTAATAATTGTCAACACATAAAATAAATGGAATTCGGGATAACCAAAAATAAACGTACCAAACCAAGAATAAATAGATATGAAATGATGTAATACGCTTACCATATCCACTTTTATACTTGGATTGTTACATTCACTATGAAGTTTGTCATTTGTAAAGGAAACTATAACAATAATAATATAGGTTATAAGAGGTTTGTTCATTGTATATAATTACAAAATATAATCTGATAAGTCAAAAATATATTTTGTATGTTTCTGTTGTAAAATTGATTACTGTATTTATATTCTATGTAATGTAGTTAAAATCTATAAAGTAAAGCGTGCTATGTTTGGGTCAGCCGGTGAAGTGTTGCGAAATCAGTTTACGTTTAAAACTGCCCAAATGAATGTAACAAACAAAGATAATGTGAAAAATCGTGATTTGTTTACATATATATTGAATAAGTGTCTGTATAATCCAATTAACGGAGAAGAATATCGAGATGTATCTCTGTTACATGATTTGTTTACTGTATATGCGAATAACTCATCAAAATATAAAAATCTACAAAAAATAAATGCAAATATATTCTTATCGGACAAACAGAAAACCGACTATATGAAACTGTTTTCACGATCACAAAAGATATATTTGGCGCTTAGTCGACTTGCGTTCATATGGAAATATAAAAAGGCGGTGCGGGGTAACTCTATGGATATGATGATGAATGATATTCATAGAGGAGAACATGGGGTAGTCGAAGTGTATCAAGAAGGGTCTATCTTCTTGTTTCGAACGCAAGAAATAAATCGTATTGTAGAAAATTCTATTTGTGAGACTGAATATATGTTTGCTAGCCCGAAATCGGTAAAGAACCCGTTTAATAATTTGCCGTTTACTAAAGCAAACTTATATACTATGTATTTTAAAATCGATAAAATGCGCATTACTAAATTGCCTATCATATTTTATAAATATTTCTTGACCGGTTTCAACTTGACCGAATTTTACAAACAAAATCACGCATTAATTCGAGATAAGGGCATTCAAGACTATTTGAAGAATAGTGATAATGATGAATTATATGATGATGTATTTGATATGCTGGATTATGTACAGACTTATTCTAGAAGATGGACGAGTTTTAATATATCGGATGATTGTTGTAAAGACACGATTGTGAAAATTATGAAACCTTACCTCAAATTATATTTTATACATAGACATTCATTGAATAAATACGAAGTCAGTCAATCGTTTTATGAGTTACGATATAGGTTATTTCAACTGTTAGAGCACAATCCGAGGTTTGGACGTAAGATTCGTGTAAGAATGAATACAGGGTTGGAGAATACAGTGAAATTCAAAACCATATTTAGTTTGGAACATCCTACTAATCATATACCATTTGATAGAGACAAATACAATCATTCGCATTTAACCGGTTCTTTTATAGATGATGATGATTACTACCGTCGTTACGATCCATTTGAAGATATACCCATACAACCACTCGGTCCTGGTATATCTACCGCTATGCTACATACACATACCCGTTTCAATGTGGATGAGTCCGTCCAATCAAGTTCCGATTCTGACGACGAGACAGATGTATCTACTTATGCTGTTCCATTGAATTCTTCTTCTGATATTGAAGGTGGCGAAATAGTTGAAGGCGGCGAAAACAACGAGGATGAGTCTGTTGATGTTGACTATATACTAGATTATGCTGGGGATGTTAGTTCAAATATGGTGGTCCAAGAAATCGATGATACATCAGAGGATGATGTGTCAAATACACTATGTGAACTATGTATTCAACTTGAAATGCGACTTAATGAAATTCCGGATGAAATTACGGATGAGATTCCGGATAATACTTAAAAATTTACCATTTAGTTTTCTTCACATTAATCGATACTGCATTTTTTTTCTTGGATTTGCTCGGGTCATATTCTTCTTCATCGTCTGAACCCATATTTTTAGATAATTCCCAGAATTCTTTTGAACCTAATCTGAACTTAGGATGGTCTGCCGCTTTGTACCAGAATATCTGGTCGCTCAACTTATTTGATTTTGCATTGTTGTTAATCACAAGGCATTCATAGTTCTCTGTAGTTTGGTCCATTACGCTACAAAATGATTCTAGCGTTGGGAACATACTAGCATAGTTTTCCCAAATGCGCTTTCTGTTAGTCAAATATGGTTCTCGCAATATAAACACATAGTCGATATTGGTTCTCAGGTTGGGTGGAATACCAAGTGGATATTGCATAGTAATAATTAGCATAACTTTCCAGTGACGCCCATTCATAAATAACAATCTCATCATTTTATCACGGGACCATGACGCATCATATAAACAATCGTCTAGAATAACGAAGGTACGCGGGTCAATAGTACAACGATTGTAGGTGGCCATTTCTTTGTTTATTTGCTTAAGTACTGTTTTTTGTCTTCGTAGAACGTTTTCAATTAAAACTGTATTGTATTCCTCGTGTATAAACAGTTTAGGGACATGTTCAGAATAAAACCCATTTCCTGCTTCTGTTCCTGATATAACTGTACCTATCGGAATATCTTGATGATAAAACAATAAATCACGGACTAAAAACGATTTACCCGTATCACGACGTCCAATCATCACAATCACTGGACCTTTGTTCTCATTTGGTTTGAATGTGATCTCTCGCATATTAAATTTTCTAAGTTCTAATGCCATTGTACAGAGTATAATAATAGATACTCATATATTTATAAGTGTTTTTGAACGGAAATAATATTAGTTCGCATTAATAAATATAAATATATTCAACTCTTATAAATAAAAAAATAATAGAATTATGTCTAGGTTCTCATTGCAACTAATTGAAGATGTTAGCAGAAACTTTCAAAACATAAATACCATTAGTTTTAACAAAGACGATAAGGAGTTTCCACAACACCTATTAGAGAACATACAATATTATATTCCAATTTATCAGAGATTCTCGGATACACAAGTATCAACTAATATGTGCCTAAACCATCGTTACCATGTGGTAGATGGGGAACAAATATACGACATAAAGAGCAAACGAACACTTCGACAGGAATTCTTTGTGAAATATTCCCCACTGTTGGACCCACTTAGATATATGATAGGCAAATACGACCAATATGGAGAACATATACGTAAATTACCGTTTATAAATAACAATCACGCAATATCTAAATTAGATGATGTAAATAATTGTGCATATACTGACGGATTCTTTTATTATCTGTCTAGTCGACTACAAGAAATATACCATTTCCCTCACGGAATCAACTATTTCGGTAGTCATCTGGCTATTCAGAAATACTACAAAATTAATGTTGAAGACGACCTCGAATATTTAAATGGTTCTCCATTTTTTAATGAAAATGTAAATAAGTTATTTACGATTACTAATAGTAGTTATGAGTCATACGGAGGGACCTGTAAAAATAAAGAACCAGTTAAAATCGCAAAGACCCTGAAACATAATTTTACTTGTAGCTCGTTAGAGGATATAACTATATCAGCAGAGGAGGAGAACCTCGGCGAACCCACTGACGAATTAATTTATGAACATAAAAAAACAATACTTGATGAGGAAATTAAATCTGACCTAAGTTCTCAAACCAGTTCTCAAACCAGTTCATCCAATAGTTCTTTAAATTACAGTAGTCACAATAGCAACGACGGAGAGGAAAACGATCACGAGTCTCAATGGGAAACTGATGAAGATGAAGATGAATCGTCATGTTCTTCCACGGAAGAAGAGGCGCATGCGATTATTTATGATTACCCTGTCCAAATGATTTGTTTAGAGAAATGTCAGAATACACTGGATTCTATGTTCGAAAATGCTGAA